GCAGGCTGCCAAACCGATCAATATATCTAAACTATTCATTACTTAGCCCTTTGTTAAGGCCGATTAAGCTACTAACCGAGTAGCCCTCTCAGCGTTTGTAGTATCAGTATGAGGGCTTTTTGTCAGATATCAAAGCGTATTCGTGTTTGGCGTGTCGGCCTTAGGGTGCTCTTTAGGTTTAGACTTTAGGCCATTACCGGCTAATACGCCGCCAAGGGCTCCGGTTAAGAATATGGCTAAGGTTTGTAAGAGTTGTATAAAGTCTCGATCGTTAGGCGCCTGAGCTCCTACCGGCTGCGTAACAAAAACAAGGGCATATACGGCACCTGCGGTAATTACAAAAAAGGTTAAAGCTAGTACCGCGCCAATTAAAAATATGAGGCGAGCGTGAATATCCTCAGGCGTTAGCCGCTTATTTTCTTTACTCATCTTTTTTAATAAGGTCCTTAGTGCAGACTCCGGTAGCTTCGCATTGAGGCGGAGTGCACTCAGGCTTTGACCAGTTTTCGTATTCTTGGCACTCATATCTTACCCACCCATCGTAACCGCACCCCGATAGGAGGATAGTCCCCACTATCGCCCCTATCAGGGCCCGGATCATTTCGAGCCTATGCCGTATTGCTTCTCGCTTGGTTGTACCGCTTTAAGTAGCGGACCTACGAGGCCGGCGATAAAGGCATTAGCTAATACTTTTGGATCAGTAATACCGGACATATATAAAGCTGCTACGGATGCGAGCGCTGCTCGTGCATATGATTTAGCCGCTGCCTCTAATTGCTTTTTATTCATTGTGCTCTCCTGTAATGCCCTTTAATTGACTTGGTAATACACCGATACGACGGTAGTACCGCTTGCTACGACACCGTATAAGGCTTGATGATCTCCGACGGGTACCGTAAGTTTATCTTTATGATCGACAAGATAACCGTTAGCGATAGTTAAATCTGCTCCACCTATGTATAAATCATCATTAGTAGCGTGTATTAAAGCCGTTTGATCTCCTATGCTTTCAGGCACTAAAATCGTTGCCGAGGTAGTTACTGTTACTTGTCTGCTAGTTGGCATCTTTTAATCCTAACTTTTCTATTAGTTGTTTAGCCTTAGTAGCCGACACCTCTACCTCAAAATGCATATCGTCCGGCCTGCTCTTAAAGTCTCCGCCCCACTTGAGGCCGTACTTTTTAGCTAGTGCTCTAATCATCGGTATTTTTTCAGCCGGGAAAGTGTCGTACTTTCCTAGCGGATGCTTGGTAGCGTTTAGATCGATAGCGGTGCCGGATGAGTGGCACGATAATTTTGTAGGGTTGCCTCTTACCATCCTGTACGCATATGCCCAGTCGTCAAATGTACCCTCATCGATCGGCTCGATAAGCTCGTGAAATTCCGCAGCAAAGGCGGCCAAGAGAGGCCCAACACTCTCGGCGCACCTTAGCTTACGATCCGTACCCCGTACAGGGTAGGACTTTATTTTAATCTCGGCCGGATCTTTCGAGGCCGGATATCCGTTGTAGCTTGTAAGAGTCACAACCCCAACGCTTCCAAATCTTGCGTTGTCAAACCAAGAGCTTCGAGTTTGGCTTCGGCTTGCGCTTTTGCCGCTGCCTGTTGAGCGTCTTGGGCTGCTTTCCAAATTGGATACTCAATAAAACCTGCGTCAAATTGTTCTTGACTTACTGGGTCGCAACTAATCCATTGGATTGTGTCATAATCATTTCCGTCGATTATCCAACCGCCTTCAGGTCGTAACATAAATAAAACATCTCCACCAGTAACCATTTTTATGCACCAATTTCTAATAGTTGTATGTTTCGCTCACTTGCAAAAGCACCGACCGAAACAAATGCCGTGTTGTTTGGATTATTAAAAGTGACTTTATAAGTTGTCGCACTTGTTGTGGCTGGTGAATCCAAATAAGTCATTGCAAAAGTTGTTGCAAAACTTTGGGCGACTGGGTTATAGAGAAAACCATCTTGCGTGAAAACTGTTGTTGCACCGCGTTTTAGCTTAAATACTATGTAATTTCCAGAGTTAGCCACGTTTTTTAATGCTCCACCGATAGTTACTAAACACAGGATTTTTGATGTCGCGCTGCTTGGCGTAATTGTTGCAGTTGCACCCGTATCCGCATCCGTACTCGTAGAGTTGTCAACTTGGCTACTTTGTGTTGTGCCTTGTACCACTTGTAATACTTTTCCGCCTGCTGCTGCCGCCGCCCACTTCATACCCGTAGCCTCGGCCGAGTCTGCCGTTAAAATTGTCCCATTAGCGCCTACGGCTAGACGTGCGAAAGTGTCTGCACCTGTACCGGGTACTAGATCACCTTTAGCATCGATAGCCGTAGCCATTGAGTTAGTAACTGTTACGGTACCGCTAGTACCTCCGCCGCTAATACCTACACCGGCCGTAACTCCCTCGATGTCACCGGTAGCCCCTGAGGCGACCCAAGCTGCACCGTCGTAATACCATAAAGAGTTATTATCTTTTGTAAATGCAAACTGACCCTCAGCCGGTGCGGTAATAGCCGCATCTCGTGCCGTAGCGTTTGTAAATACGTTAATACCCTGCATGAGGTAGCCGTTTACATCACCGGCGGTTAATACCTCACCTGTCGTAAAGGTCTTAAAACCTAGACCAGCTGCCATCTCTTGCTCCTTAGTATGCTAATACGGAGGTATCGAGCACTCCATATAGTGATGAGTCTAATATAAAGCCGTCGATAATCGGCTCTAGTGTTGTAAATGTCGTTTTCCATGAGTTAGGCGTAACGCGGTGGACTACGCCAAACACTTGTAAAGTCTGTTGCAGGGTCGAGTTACCAGGCTGATTAGTTGTAACCTCTACCGGGTCAAAAAAATCTAGGCTAAGAGCTGCAAGGATGCCATCGTTATAATCGTCCATATATAGATCAAGCTCTACCGCATCGCATCGGGTCCGAGTATCTTTACGGCTTGCTACGTACGCACGGGCGTAATCAAGCGCGGCTTGATTGGTGTCCATTACGAGATTAGTTTGGTTATATGAGTGTACAAAGTACTCATCGATAGAGTCCTGATCCTGAGCAAGCTGAGCCGTACCACCGATCTTGGTAATAGAGGCCGAGTTATAAACCTGCGTATCGTCTAAGCGCCATACGGCATTAAAGTAATTTATATCGGTGCCATCGTCATTAAAGCGAGTTACCGGGAAAGCCTGAGAGTCGATACAAAAGGCTCGATCTTTCAGCTCTACCGATCCTCGAGCGTTAATATAAATAGCGCCGTACTCGGAGATGGTTGCCGTTTGTAGTGCAGCTAAAGCGGTGCGAGGGTTGCCCGGGTCTGCCTGAAATATTGTTGTACCGTATTGGATCTCACGCATAGATGGAGGCCAAGCGATCTCGTCGAGGATAGCGTTTACACGCTCGCCCGGTAAGTCACCGGCATCGGCTAAAGTAATGGTCGAGACTTGGCTATTTTGGAAAAGTCTAAAAGCATCCACGGCGGTTATAGTTGTATAAACTACATCGGTAGCCATTTTAGGGGTAGTAGTTGTATAGCTAGTAATAAAGCCGCTAAACATCGGATACTCGACACCTGCGTACGTGCCTGTTATCTGTACCTTACGCATCGGAGTAAGTAAACCGTAGTAAGGCCCTGCCGGATTTTGAGGGTTAAAGTCGCCATTTTGATCGACGATACGCAGGGTTAGCGTACCTGTTTGGAATACATCGGCCTGAGCGTTGCGGCCTCTCATTGTAGTAACGCCATCTACTTGATTAGATACGTCTACGATTAAAGCCTCTGAGTCGGCTAATACGTTTGTACCTAATTGGCCGCTTCCTAAGATCATAGCTTGAGCAAAAGACGGGCCTGTAGAAAAGTTAATAACCGCGTTAATCGTAGGGACGGTCATAATGCACCGGCCGTACTAATAGGGTCGCCGCCTCGGTTAAGGCGTTGGATCGTATCTTGTACCAAGGTAGCAAACTCGTCAGGCTGAGCTATAACACCTGCGGTAAAATTAAGGGTATAGCTTGCGTTTTCTGCCATCCTAAAACGTCCCGGATCAAAGCTTGGGCTAATACCGCCGGTATTGTTAAAAAGTCCCATTTGTTGCAGACGAGTACGCTCGTCGCTTTGATTTAATACGCTCGGTATTAGTCCGTATTTTAATTCGTCGATCTGCTCTTTGAGTAAAAAGTTTACGCCGGTGCCTACCTGAGTAGTCTTACGTAACTCGGTAAGGGTATCGATCTGCGATAACGTAGCAACACTTGAGCCGCTTCCCGATCCGCCGCCGCCGCCGCCGCCTCCACCCGCTCCCGTGCCGGCGCCCGCGCCGGTACCGACTTTACCAAGCAACGCTACGTATTCTTGTAAAGCTTTGAGGCGAGCATCATCGGCCCGTTTTTGTGCCGCGGCTACCCGGTCGATCATTGATAATTCCTCGGACTCGCGGAGCTTTGTTAGGGTTAAAGATGCGTTAGTAGTTTTACTTAAAGATGCGAGTTTAGCGATCTCGGTTAGTTGTATCTGTACGCGCTCGCTATAACTTTCTTTAGCTGCTAAGTCACCGGCTGCCGTAATAGCTGCGTTATATTTACCAAAAGCGATATCGCGTAAACGTTCCTTTTCGCTTTCTGCCATCTTGCTATCGTTAATAACTTTAAGCTCTGTAAGTAGTTGAGTGTTAAGAGCTGAGAGAGTTGCCTCGCTGACTTGAGTAATACCGGATAGTTTGGCCATGTCTGCGTTTTTTTGCAGGGCTGCAAGCTCACCGATTTTACGCAGAGCAAGGTCGCCGTTATCCTCCTCTATAGCCTGTAGGGCTTCGAGGCGTAAGATCGTTTCCTTGTCGTACGTAGCGCGTAAAGCCGCAGCTATAGATATACGGTTAGTATCAAACACGGCCGCAGCCTTTGATAACGAAAGTTTATTTTTCTCTGCTAGTTGAGCTCTTTTTTGTAAGGCGATAAGCTCTTTTTGGCGCTTAAGAGCCTCTTTATCCATCTTAGTTTTCTCAGTTTGAGCCTGAAAATTCTTAAGATCAGCAGGTAAGCCCTGAGGGAAACCACCTTGGCGGCCTAAAACTATATCTACATTTCGGCGTAAAGCACCGATCGAAAACCTACCGAGATAATTCTTAAGAGCTCTACCGGCATCCTCTAAAACACCTGCACCCGGGATACTAGAAAATAAATTACCAAGCTCTTTAGCTAGGTATGCCGTGTTAGTAATAAGGCCCGAGATAGAGTCGGCTGCGCCATCGACTTTATCGATCAGTTTATCCATACCGCCGGCGGATGTACTTAGAGAGGTTACAAGAGCTCCGCCGATCTGCTCGCTTGCCTGCTCTGCCGCTATCTTAAGGCGAGCTATCGATCCTGCGTAAGAGTCTGCCGCGTTTTTAGATTGGCCTGCGTATTGTGTTGCGATAAGTTTTTCTATCTCAAGATATGACTTACTCGCTAACTCTGCCTGAGTTAAACCTAAATTTAATTGGCGTAGGCCTTTTAGATTACCTACGTATGCCTGACTTAGGATTTTTGTAGCTGATACGAGATCCATACCCGTACCTGCACTTACATCGAGTGCGGTGTTGAGCATCGATTGAGCAATAGTGGTCGATCTAGTTACCTGAGCTAGTTGGATAAATGAGGGTTGGAGTACATCGCGATTAACACCGGTGGCCTTTTCTATAGCATCGATGTAACCCTCGGCCTCAGCGGTGGCAAAATTAAAACCTAAGTTACGTAAAGCGGTATCGAGGCGCTTAGCCTCTGCGATCTGCTCGCCATAAGCTGCTACGGCTTTTTTAGAGTAACTTAAAAGAGCTGCGGCGCTAAAAGTTACGCCAAGGGTACGACCCAAATTTTTTACGGTTTTCTCAAAACCTTTAATCTGATTAGAGCCTTTAGATAAGGCTTTACCGTTCCACTCTGCGGCGGCCGATACAATTAAATTAGGTAATGCCATTATGCGGCCAATGCGTAAGTGGCCATACCGTAACGGCCATTATTAAAGTTATCTACGGTTTTTTCTATAGCTCTATAGACGGCATCTTGAGCCTTGCCTTGGTCCTCTTTCCAAGCGCGATAGATCATACGACCGCGCTCGGCTTGCTTGTCTCCGTAGAGTGGACCCATACGGCTAATAAAGTGAGCACCGGCGCCCGGGTTATTAGATCGGCTATTAGGATCACCGCCCGGGTTTTTACGTCCGGCGGTTTCATAAATGGCACCGGCGGCAGATTTATTAGCTACAAAGTAAAGAGCTTGCCATCCGTTGCGGTTTTTCTTACTAGGAGCCTGAGAGTAATAGATCCCTTTTTTAACGGTCTCTGCATCATAAAGTGGAAACATACGTAAACGACCCTCAGTATTAAAAGTCCTAAACATCGAGTTACGTGCGGTTATGGTTTTACCTGCGCTGCCCTCTCGCCACATATAAAGATTATCGGGCTGAGGACTTGGCGCGTAGCCTCGTGCCTTGTCCCGGATAGGCAACATAGCCGCACGTACCTCGGCGTTCATCTCTTTAAGCATTTCAGGATCAAGCCTACGGAGAGCTTTAACGGTTTCGCGTACGCCTTTTATAGCTACCGGCATTTTTATTAGCCTCCTCCGCTTGCTCGTTTAATACTTTTACTAACATCTTAAACATCTCGGCATCTAAATCGAGTATCGCTTGAGGCGCGACCCCTAACCGTATTGATAGTTGCGCTACCAAATGAGTTAAAGTGCCGCGCCCTAAGCTAAAGGTAAGTCGTCTAGTACCTCGACTTTTGCCAAGGTATCTAAAAACTCTGCCCCAAACATCGCTACGGTTTCGCCGGATGTACGTAAGCACTCCCACGCTAACCAATATACGTCGCTTTGTTTCTCGTCATCTCTAAAGGCTTTATGAAAACCTTTTTTTGCATATAACTCAAAGGCGTACTCAATTCGCGGCGAGATTTGATGCTCTGTTACCTCGCCCGTAGCCCTTGTTATTTTGAGTCGTGCCATTTTTTGCCCCTTTGTTAGTTTGTTATGGTGCGGTAGTAATTACGATTGGAGAGTTACACGTAAAAGTGATGCTCTGAGTACCGATATCTCCGACGGCGCCGTTAATATCTGTCGTGTTATTTACCAGGATGGTAGTT